TATTTTGCTAAGTATGGTAGAAAACCCACATCTACTGAACTAGGAGTGTTTCTTAATAGTGAGAAATTAAAAGAAGCATATGTTAGTGTACAAAGAAATATTGGTACTATAACTGAAGATATTGATTATAATACCCTTTTAGATCATACAGAAAGATTCTTAAAGCTACAAGGATTTCAAAATACCCTTCTGAGTATAGCAGAGAATTGGGAGTCAGTAACCGATAAAGAAGACTTAATTTCTTTCTATAACAATGTAGAGAAGATTATTGGTTATAGCTTGAGAAGTAGCGAGGGTCATAATTACTTCGATGATCTTGAGAAGCATATTGATGATCTTCTAACTGAAACTAATCATATCAGTACTGGGTTGGATTGGGTAGATAGATTATTAAATGGTGGCTTCTTACAAGAAGGTCGCGCTATGTATATCTTCGCTGGTGAAACTAATGTTGGTAAGTCTATCTTTCTTCATAATATGGCAGTTAATATTATGAAACAGAATAAGAAAGTCTTATTGTTTAGTCTTGAGATGTCTGAGCAAATGTACAATATTCGTATAACTTCAACCATAGCTCAACTGGATAATAAGACTCTTAAAAACAACGTAGAAGATATTAAGAAAGGAGTCCTTAATTTTAGAATGATGAGACCAGATGCTGGACTTATCGTAAAAGAGTATCCACCTAATAGTGTTACTCCTGCGGTACTTAAGACTTATACTAAACAGATTATTTCTACTAAGAAATTCAAACCCGATGCTATTGTTGTTGATTATCTCAATCTACTAACATCCGATGGTAATAACTCTTATGAAAAGATTAAAAACATAAGCGAGCAACTTAGAGCTTTATCATATGAGTTTCAATGTCCAGTTATTACCGCTACTCAGTTAAATAGAAGTGGTTATAGTGGCGCTGGATCATCTACCCAAGCTCAGGTATATGATCAACGCGGACCTGGTATGTCATCTGTTAGTGAGAGTTACGGTACAGGTGCAACTGCTGATGCAGTGTTTGGTTTGTTTCGTACTGATCAAGATAAAGAAGATAACGCTATTCATCTTAATATTATGAAAAATAGGTTTGGTAATAATAACGGGGTTACTAGACTTGGTGTAGACTACAGAACAATGACAGTATTTGAGGATGAAGCTCTTAACGAAAATGATGAGGTTAGTGACATAGAAGTTTCTGCTGGAGAATATGGCGAGAGAGAATAAATAAAGTAGCATGAATCGTTGTGTTATATTTACCGATTTTGATCTCGATGGGGTTGGATCATACTTAGCATTTAAGTGGTTAACAGGCATTACTGATGAAGATGTAATCCCGCTTAAAGTTAGTAACTTAAGGGAAAAGATTTTAAGTTGGCTCAATTATAATACGTTTGAGAGTTTTGATAAAGTATACTTTTTTGATCTTGATACCACCGCTATAGGGGACTTGATCGATAAACCAAATGTAAGGATATTTGATCATCATGAAACTCATACATATGAATATAAGCAAGCTAAAGCAGAAGTTCTCGTTACTACATCATGCACAAAGCTAATCTATAATAGACTTAAAGAGAAGGGTAATAATCTAAATAACAAACAACTTGAATTACTCGCTTTAGTAGATGATTATGATAGCTATACCTTGAAATACGAGAATAGTTACAATCTTAATATTTTATTTTGGTATTATAATTCTAATCGATTACCTTACTTCGCTGAGAGATTTAAAGATGGTTTCGATGGCTTTACTGGTCCTGAGCTCAATCTTATCAAATCATATGTTCGTAAGTTTAAGAAATATTATAACGATCTAAGATTATATTACGCTGAGATACCTATTAAAGACAAGACATATAAGTTTATAAGTGCCTTTGCTGATAAACATATTAACGATATTGCGCATTATATTCTCCAAGAGAACAAAGATAAGTGTGATGTAGTAATGCTTATTAACTCAGGTAATAAGAGAGTATATTTAAGACGACAAAGAGAGTCAGATATGAATCTCGGAAAGTTTGCTGAAAAGGTATGTGACGGTGGGGGTCATAAGTATGCTGCTGGTGGTACTTTAACTGAAACTGTAAAACTCTTAAGTAAGGACTTTCAACCGCTATGATAGATCCTTTCACAATTTTAGAGAGAAAAGACAATGATCATAAATTCTTATGTCTATGTTCTTACGTTTCTATTTGTGAGAATAAAAAGATGAATTTAGCTAATGTCTTATTACTAGCGCTGAAAGAAAAACAATACAAGTGGCTTTTCATTAACATACTAGATATAGAAAATGAGTATGAGCTGGTTAAAATGTTCTTGCAATATGACCCGTTTTTGTATAAAAGTAAATATATAACTAAATTCTTTAAAACTTATAATAAGTATAAAAAATGAGCGTCTCTGCGTTTGAGAAAAATATTTACAATACCCACCTTAGAGTTTCTAGATCCCATAAAAATAAACCTTGGCGCCCACGAGAAAACTTTGACAAGATATCTCCAGTGGAGGAGGAATTGCTTAAAAAGATAAGCAATATTTTATCTTCTAAAAACATTCAAGCAGATCTTTACTTCAAAGCTCCTTATGATTTGTGGAAAGATAAAGATTATTATCCGCTAGAATACTTTGGGAAATTTAAAGCCGTAAAAGCGTATAATCTATGGATAGAGAAACTATTTATAGAAGAGCCTGATAATGAAGTTGTTGTAAATATGGTTAAAGAGGGCTTTCTTTTTATCTTTAAAAGGTGTAAAGAGAATAATCTCAAATCAATAGAAAGTTACTTCAAGCTTCAATCATATTATCCTGAGTTTCTAATTGCTCTAAGTGAGAAACAAATCAACTATTATAATATTTTACCTATAAATAACTATGATACTCTTCTTAAGCAATACCCGAAAGAAGATATTGACTTTATCGTCTCAGGTTTCTATAATAACATTAACACCTTGAGAACAAGGTATTATAGAACTGAGAAGTTAAAAAAACTAAACGAAAAAATAATAACTAAACTAAACAAAATATTAAATTATGGCAGCATATAATCAAGAAATGTTCGCTAAAATTAGCGAAGCGATGAAAAGCAATAATTCACAGCAATCGAATATTGGAAACATTCTTCGATTGAAAGCAGGTAATACATATACGGTACGTTTGCTACCTAATGTCAAAGCTCCTAATAAGACTCTGTTTCATTACTACTCTCATGGATGGAATAGTCTATCTACTGGTCAGTATGTTAGTGCTATTAGTCCTAGTACGTGGGGTGAACGAGATCCTATTGACGAAGCTAAGTTTCGTCTTGCTAAGCATGGTTCTGAGCAGGAAAAGGATGATTCAAAGATGTTGACTCGTCGTGAAAACTGGTTGATGAATGTTTACGTGGTAGGAGATCCTACTGATGGAGAAAATAATGGTAAGGTAAAGATCCTTCGCTTTGGTAAGCAGCTTCATAAGATTATTATGAGTGCTATTGAAGGAGAAGATGCAGATGAGTTTGGTTCACGCGTGTTCGACCTATCAGAAAACGGTTGTAGTTTGAAGATTAAGGTTGAAGAGCAAGGTGGTTATTCAACCTATGTGAGTTCTCGTTTTGCATCTCCATCAAAGATTCCAGGTCTAGTTGATGATGATTCCATGAATGAAGTTTACAATAATGTTTATGATCTCGAGTCTGTCTTTTCAGTTAAGAGTTATGAAGAACTGAAAGATATGCTTAATGAGCATTTTTATTGTAAAGATCCAGAAGATGTAGATGATGTAACTGAATCAAATGAACCTGTAACAGCTCCAAAGGCAGCTATTAGTGCTAAGCCTGTAGATGATGACGATGATGATCTGAACTACGATATCGGAGGTAAGGATGATGATGACAAGGTTAAAGACATTTTGGCATCGATGGACCTCTAATCAAACTAAAATAAATACTGAACGGCCTAGTAATAACGCTAGGCCGTTTTTTAAATTTTCTTACATAATGGATCCTATCAAACAATTCATGCATCAATTAAATTTAGATGCTCATAAAATTAACAAAAACATTGTAGGTAAGACTAACAGTTTGAACGATATTCATGTAGATAAAACTATCTATCAACCCAACACTCCTGTTCAAGCTCAACCACAGCCAACTGTTGTTCAAGCTCCAGCTCCTGAATTAATACCAATGCCTCAGACTCAGACTCAGGTGGTACAACAACCTATAGTTCAATCTGGTATAAGTAAAGAAGAATTAGATAGTTTCTTAACTCGTGTGTCTAGTATGGAAAAAAAGATTGATAGATTTTTTAATCTCATTGAAAAAAGAGTTGTAAAAAATGCGAAAGAGATTAACATTAGAATTAAATTAAACGAGTTAAATGAAAATACTGATTCCGAACAAGAGTAATTTTATCCGCGCATTTCTATCTCCTATCAGTAAGATAGATAATACCCCAGATGTCAAAGTATGTGATGATCAGCTTACATGCTTTGTCGATAGAGGGTCAGACGTTTTTCTTTTTGCTCGTTATAAATGCAAGCTCGTAGAAGCTGATATTGAAAATTTTGTATTACCTGATGCAAATAAGCTTATTAAAGCACTACAGTGCTCTGATGGTGATGAACTTGGTCTTAATATTGAGAATAATTATATCAAATACAAGAATAAAAGCTTTAAGTTCAAGTATTTTCTATTTGATAGAAGCATTAAGAAAAGTAATGATCATGCGTTTAATCAGTTACAACAACTCGAGCAAGACTATAATACCAAATTTACTATTACTAAGGATGATCTTAAACGTATATTGAAGACCTTACCGTTGCTTACTGAATCTAGTAAGTTGTATATGTATACTGAGAATAATTTAGTATACGGAGATCTCTGCGATAAAAAGCTTCAGAACACAGATGTATTTACAACTGTCATTAGTGATAAGTTTGATGGTGAAGATGTAATCAAAGATAATATTATTGTTAATCTTGAATTATTTAGAATGTTAAATGCCTTGAATTTTGAATCTGCAGATGTATATATTAACAGTAAATATAAAATTGTAAGTATACGTTGTGACGTAGAAAGCGCTACATTAAACTATGTAGTTTCAAGTCATAAGAATTAATGAAAAACAAAGTTACCACCTGTGGTTATTTTCTCAAACGCTTAAGAGATAATGGTTATTATTCTTATAGATTATTCAATGATTACGGACAAACAGATCCTCGCAGATGGACAATAATTGTTAACCCCGGTAAAGAGTCAGTCTTTATAACATGCTTTTTTAATAAAGATTTTTTTAATGATTTAATGTTTGAGTTTAACGACGGAGGTAACTTACTACCTAAAAACTTTCAATTAAAAACCGATAGCATGGAAGTTGTTATTACTCACCTAATAGAACGAAAAATTTACCCTACAGAAAATGGCCAAAAAAATTGACGTAAATGAACTTCTAAATGCAGTAGAAAATAATAATACCGCTGGTTTAGAAATACTACAAAACTATATCGGACAATATCTTAAAACGTATTT